GATTGGGCTGGGCGTCGTCGAAGTGGCCGCGCGTGGGAGCGACATACCGCTGTATGTCCTTCCACGCACTCTGCCACGACTCAGCCTCGCTCATCAAGGCGTTGTGCCGATCTTGGTACGGTTTCCTCTCCATAGTTATTGCCCCAGTTTCAGTTTAGGTATAGATGATGTTGGTGTCGACAGAATTGGCGCTCCCGTAATCCCTGCCGCTGACGTTCCGATCGTCGACAACAATCCCTGTCTCATGGCAAGCAATCGACGACGTCGGCGGGCGCTGGCAACATCGGTCCCTCCGATAAACGTAGACATTGGCCCCTGCCCTGCGGCGTCTTCCGCGCCAGGGACGTCCGGCATCCCCGGCTTGTCGAACCAGTTCTTTCGGTTGTCCCAGAACGCCTTCGACGGTTTCGAGATGTTCGACTCGAAGAAGTTCGCGGTGTCGTCGGCCGCGTTCTCGACATTCGAGCTGATCTTGCTTTCAAACCAGCTCCCCAAATTGTCAGAGGCGGTCTTGATCGGCTTGCTGATATTCCTCTCGAAAGCAGATCCTACGGCACTCCCAGCCTGGGCGAAAGGCTTGGTGAGCGTATTGATGATGGGCTTGCTACACATTTTGAATCCTCCTATCCGAGTGGGTCATATCGAGAGTTGGCAAACTCTTTGCCGTCCCGCATAACTCCAAGCGGTGCTGTTTTTCTGACGGGGTGAGCGAATGAAAGCATCAGCGCGTCAGCCCGGTTCGGGCTTCGCAAGCCCCGCTTCTTCATGTCCTTCTTCGATTCCAAAACGACTTTACCGTCGAGCCTGACTTCGTATTCTGGACCGACGATATCTTCGACGAGCATCGGGTCATCGGGGATCGCTCCGCCCTCCTGTAGCCACTTCTTGCCGAGGTTCCACATCTCGGCGCGTTTATTCAAATATCCGGGGTCGTTCGATTCCGAACCGAAGGACACGAGTAGCCATCGGCGACCTAGTTGTTTGCCAGCCGAGTAGACTCCCGTTCCATACCCCTGATCGATGAACACGGCGTCGGCCTTATGCTCATCTTCAAATCGTGCCAGATACCCGGCGATGATCGTGTCGTCGTCGTTCTTCGGAAGGATCATGAGGATCGAGAAGGCGAGCCCCTGACGCTTTCCGATGACGATCTCGTCACCGCCCATCCACGCGTTGTCGAGCGTGAGGATGACTGGGGCGAAGTTGTACTGGTCGAGCCGGAGATGCTTTCCTCGTGCGGCCTCGACGATGGAGTTCGAGATGAACTGCTTCTCACTCGCGTTCGGGAACTCTCCTCGTACGCGAACTTTGAAGAAGTCCGACTCGACTCCGTAGTCCTGTTCCCACTTCGCGATCTGCTTCTTGTCCGAGAGCGAGACCTTCCGGCTGTCGATCTGCTGGGCGTCCCAGCGATGCCGGAGCTTGTGGAAACAGGCGTGGAAGCGCCCGGTGTTTCTCGTCGGGTTACCGAATGCGATCCACAGACGCTCCGTGTTGTCGTCGGTGAGCGCACCTTCGGAGACCTCCCAGATCATGTCGTCGATGGCCGAAGCCTCGTCGAACACGAGAACGACTCTGCGCCCCTTGTTGTGAAGTCCGGCGAAGGCCTCGGTGTTGGTCTTCGACCACGGAACGAGATCGATGCGCCAGTTCTTCTCGTAGTTCGGGTTCGCAGAATAGATCGCTGTCGCTGTCAGGATGAACTTGTGCCTCGCGAAAAAGAGTCGATGCCACTTCGCCAGCTCGGGCCACGTCTTGGTACGGAGCTGAGTGTCCGTATTGGCGGTCACGGTTCCACGCGTCCCGGCCTTGGTTGAGATCGACCACAGGATGAGCCACGCGACTAGAGCGGACTTTCCGATGTCGTGCCCGGATGCCCGCGCCTTCTGGAGGACTTCGTCGGGAGACAGCTTGTCACGGATGCCCTTGAGGAACTCCTCTTGCCATTCCTCGGGCCCTTTGTAGTCGTGCAGTTCACCCTCTCCCCACGGGAATGCGCCCATCACGAAGGCGTACGGATCCCCTGATGTCTTCGAGAGGAAATCGGTGATGCGCTGTTCCGCGTCGTCGGTCTTCATTTCCCTTGTGCCTTCTTCCGTGCGGCGTCTGCTCGATCGAGTGCGACCCACAGATCGTCAGCTACGCCCACCTCGACCCTATCCGTCAGGAGCTTAAACTTCTTGGCGAGGATCTCGAGCGCCCGAACCTTGTCCCAGAGCTTGACCTTCTTTGTCTCTCCAACCTGTTCGCGATCCTGTCCGACACCTTCAAAGAGTTCGTCGACATCGACGGAGGCAATCGCCCGGCGCTGTTCCGGGGTCATGTCCTGAAATCGTTTGAGACTCCCGTTGTCCGTGAAGAAGTTTCCGATGTCTGAGTTCGCCACCCTCCACAGTTCGCGCACGACCTCGGCCGCCGTCACCTCGGCCAGCTCCTCCACCTTGCGCTGTCGACGCTCGATCTCAGCTCGAACGTGAGGATACGCCAGCATCTGGTCGCCGACGCCGTACGCCAGACCAGCGCGTTGAGCCGCCTGTAGGGCGTTGGCGTCCTTCAGATACTCGGTGACGAACCGACGTTGCTTGTCGGTCAGCTTGTTCTTCTCTCTCATACGAGGTTCGGGTATACCGTAAAGGCTCCGTAGTCCGAATGCTTGATCCCGCTCTCGAGCGTGATGTAGACCTGATACGTCCAGTTCCCCTCGGCGTCCAGATCTCCCTCGGCGAACGCGTAGGTCACAATCCCGTCCGTCCCACCGCCGGGAACACTGAGCGTGAATGGGCCTATGATCGGCCCGTTGTTCGGCTTCTTGAAATAGATGATCCGCTCCGACGCGGTCGATACGTCCAAGATCTCCGACCCGTCGAGACAGGTGACCGAGAAAATTGTGCCTACGTCTCCAATGTGAATGCTCATGTTTTAGCCTCGCTATCGTAGGTCGCCCGGAAGCTGACCTTCTTCCTTTCGATGGTCGCTATCTTCGACGTACTCAGTTCCGTCGTCAGTAAATCCGTCGACGCTTCGTGCTTAATCTCGAGAGACAGGTTCGCCAGATGTCTCGTTCGAAGCCGCGTCACCCCGTGGAACTTCTGAGCCCCGTCAACGAGAAGGAGCAGAAGGGACAGCGGGAGAATCCCGGCCGTTGCGCTCGACGATAAAGTGACGAGTCGGTTCATATAATCATAAACGTGTCATTCGCCTGTGGCGCTTGCGGGAGCGGCGCGAAGAAGGTGATCTTCCCTCCCGCCACCACGTAGTCCGCAATCGCCGCCGCACGTCCCACGAGATTCCCTGACGTAAAATAGATCGCGCGACCGAACAGGAGCTTCGCAATGGTGAAGTTCAGATTCGTCGTCATCTGCGAGACTGTCAGCGTTCCGGCAACGGCAATCCCTGTAACGATCGTGTTGGCCGAGATCGCGAGCTTCTGGGCGGATGCGGCCACGCCATTGATCGACTGGACGTCCACGCCAGCGACACCGACCATGCTCGTCAGCGTTCGCGCGGTCGTCTGCCAGCCAACCTCCCAGTTCGATCCGTCGTAGATCCCGGTCGAGTTCCCATACTTCTCGTCGCTCGATGCCGGGGATCCCCCGACCTGTCGATAGATCAAAAGCGTTAAGCGCTGGGCGGATATGGCCGGAGGAATGAGCGCCTTATAGAACCCGCTCTGAGTGTCCTCGGTCAGCGTGATCGCGTACTCGGCCCAGTTCGCGGCGTTCCACGCTTCCCATGTGCTGGAGTTAGTGTTCCATGCCTGTCCGGCGGCGTTACGCAACATCGCGTAGAGGACGAGGGAAGACTCTGTGAATGCTTCAATATAGGCGGCCATTTATACCCCCACTCCAGCGATCCGTGCGCGGAACGCGTCCATGTCGAAGAGCTTTCCCGGACACGTTTTCTCGACGGGGACACCGAGCCTCGCATAGGACTCTCGATGCCCGATACACTGATCCGGCGGGATGGCGAACTCCCGCTCGAGCTGACGACAGAGAGAGGATCCCGTGAAGAGCATATCGCTCGACGGCGCGACCTCGTCGTAGTTCCCTACGAAGCAGACACCGATAGACTTATCGTTAAACCCATGGCAGTGTGCCCCGACTTCTCCGATCGCCCGTCCAGCGATCACTTCGCATTTTCCGCCGATGTTCTCGATGACAAAATGGTATCCGATGTTCGACCACGGCTTCTCGAGACCACTGGTCGAATTTACCGAGACGAGGTAGTCGTATAGATCCTTCGTGATGATCTCTCCGTTGTGACGGTAGCTCATGTGGTACTTCTTGATCCCGTCAAAGTCACGCGTCAATCGATCCGGCCCGAACGAGTGATGGATGACGATCCACGATGACTTGAACCCGTCAGGCCGCACGTTCCACTTCCAGTACCCGGTTTGGGCAATTTGCACGGAGACACCGATCTGCGTCGATGGAGCATTCCCCCGACAGCGAAACCGTGAAAAGAAATTTGATATTGCAGTCCATACACTCAAGCCATTCTCCTCCGTTACTTCCCGCGTCCCACTGGAGCGCCAAACCTTTCCCGCATTTCGGACACCGAGGCACGATGACCTCCTACTTTCCTCCTGAGACGTGGTTCCAAACGATCTTCCAAATCAATGCGACGGCTCCGATTATGATCGCTCCGATGAAGGCCATACCGCGCTTGTAGTTTGGCTTCAGCTCTCCGATGAACGTCTCCATGACGCTGAGACGCTCAGAGAATCTGTTCCTCCACTGAACAGTCTCCTCCCATTCGCGCACGTACCGATCTCGGCACTCCCGGCGATCATCGTCGTACCGGGCTACAAACTCTCGAAGGAATGTTTCCATTCCCACCAGCTTCGTCGTATGGTTCTCGCACCTGTCCGGGTTGTACCCGCAATCGTGCTTCCCGTTTGCCATGATCAGAAACTTATCTCTGACTCGATCGCAATCTTGCGATTCTTCACGTCGGCATCGAGAGTGGCCTTCCCAGACAGCTCATACTGTCGAGCCTCATAATCCCGAACCATGTCTCGAATGCTCTGCTTCAGCATCCTTCGCACGAACTGCGCCTTCGTCTCAGGGTTTGGTTGTCCATCAACGGTGTCCTGATACCCCAACGATCCGCAGACGGCATCGAGGACGCGAGGAGCGACCGCTTCAGGAATGGTGATCGTCCAGTCGACAGCCATTGCTGGAGCCGCCAGCAGAACCAACAGGGCTACTGTTAATGTCTTCATCGCATCCCCCTAGATCAGATTGATCATCTCGAACGCGTTCACGCCGGCGTGTGCTTGGAGAAGAAGCGCCGTGTATTTGTCCGTCCCGTCGATAGCGCAGTACGCGGCCATGCGTCCACCCATAGCGGCCGTCCCCGCTTGTACCCAGTCCGTCGGCGTATATGGCGTCATGACACGGTTCTTCACGTCGAACCTGAAGATCTGGTTCAGGGCCGAAGCCGTGTAGAAGTTGATGTACGCCATGCGTCCTTCATCGTCGAATGGAGCGCAGGCCACGCACGATCCTGCGTTCAATAGTTGCCCTCCGTCATAGACAACCGCATTAGACCATGCCCCCGTGGTTCCTCCGGCGATGTCCAGAACGTCGAGCGTCGCCGCGCCTCCGCCACGGAAGAAGTAGCAGAACGAATGCCTCGCGTTCTTGTCGGTATCCGGCTCGATGCCATGCCCCGAGAAGAAACACGCGCCCGTTCCGAGATTCCCGCCGCCGTTCGCGAAGTAGGTCACATGGACAGCGTCGTTGTTTATCGAGTTCGTCCCGTTGTTGACCGTCGCGCCGGAGTAGTTGTACGTGTAGACCACAGCCGTAGCGGTCGCCCGGATGAGGATTAGGTTCGGATACTCGATAACGAATTTCGCCGTTGTCGACGGGGTCACAGCCCAGTTCGATCCGAGCGTGTACACGGGCGACGCTCCGCCAGTGTGCGAGGCGATGATCCTCCGTTGGCCTACAGCCGTTGGGATGGCCGTGTCTTCGACGACCCTGATCTGGAAGTTTCTGTACTCGTTCGCCAGCACGGCCGCGTCCCCGGCCGCCGCCTGACCCGTGAGAGACCCCACCGCGCTTCCCGTGGCTGTCAGGCACAGCAGAGCCCCTCCGTTATACGTACCAGCTCCGACAATAAACCCTTCGCCGGGCTTGCGATCGTACGGGACATACTGCTCGTCCAGCGCGATCATCGCCGCATCCGTCCCGAGAGTAGCCGGGAGGTTCGTCTGAGTCAGCGTGGCCAGAGTATTGGCGGCCACCTCGTAGCTTTTCCAAGACCCGGAGGCCAGAGTTCCCGATCCGAGAAGAAACACGCGCCCGGACAGGATCTCGTACGTGTCGCCGTTCGCCGGAGTGAAGCTGAGAGCAGAGTCTAGAGTGAGCGTCGGGGTCGTCCCTGATGTGTTCGCGACGATCCACCGCTCCTCAGTCTTGCCAGCGCTCCCGGCTGAGTTTCCTTTGATCCTCACTCGGAACCCGTAATCCCCGGATCCTCCACGGCCCGCCAGCATATTGACTCCGACGGAAGTGATGGCGGTTGTCGTCACGATCTTCGTCGTCGTACAGCCCGCGCCAATCGCGCCCGTCAACCCCATGCTCGGAGCGAATACGCATCCAGCGCCAGCGCCGAACGTCCCAGCCAAGGCCGGGCTCACCACAAACTGCCAGCCCTTCGTGATGACGTTGAATCGATTGAGAACCGTCGCAG